AAGTAACATATCCCACTTCATTAACTACATGATACACAGGAAGAAACAAAAGTATCTTGTACCAAAAAGTCAGGTTCTCTTCCTCAAAGATCTAGGATCTAATACTAATGTATTCCAGGAGTATGGGTGGAAAAACACAGGTACTCTATTTAAGAATCACATGCTTAGCTACCTCATTGAGTACCTAAAAGAGGAGATTGATCATGAAACCAAGGATGATGGTACTATAGTAAAAACCACTTATGGGGTAGAAAGAATACCAGATCTTATGGCTTTTGTTGAAATGGAAGCATATGATGATGATGTAAACGTGGATAGATTAGTATCTTTAGCAGCGCTAATAGCATTTGCTAAAGTTCAGCAAGCTAATAGAGGATATAGAAAACGTGTAGAAGAGGTGAATACCAAGAACTTGCAAAAGTCTGATAATTTATATAAATTAAATACAAGCCCTTTTAGGCACATGGGAAAGATGAGGAAAGTTCCAGGTATGAGCTTCCCTAAATCACCATTTAAAAATATGAGATAAGATGAGAGTTTTAAACGCAATGCAGTTAAAGAGTGGAGCTAAAGCGGAATATAACCGCATGGGCTCAATCACTCAACCTATTCAATTTTTACCAAGAAAAGAAAAAGATGATGATTGGACTGCGTGGAATCTTGATTGGTTAGAGTGGCAAGGTCTTAAGCAAATCAGAAGAAATGCTAGAAGACTCATGAAAAACTATAAACTTGCAAAAGGTATTATAGACAAAACAGACTATCTTGTTTCTGAGGATAATGAAAATAGAGACTTATTAGAAACACTTACTCAGGAAGACTTTAGTGCGCTTGAGCTTAAGTTTTACCCTATTATTCCAAATGTAATTAATGTAATGGTATCTGAGTTTGCTAAGCGCAATACTAAAGTTACCTTTAAAGCTGTAGATGAGTTCTCATATAATGAACTCATGGAGCAAAAAAGACAAGCTGTTGAACAAGTTCTTTTTTCTCAAGCTGAACAAAAGCTTATTGATGGCATGATTGAAATGGGAGTTGATCCCAATGATCCTGAAATTCAAGAAAAATTACAACAACAGCTTTCTCCAGAAAATCTTAAAACTCTTCCTGAAATTGAAGATTTCTTTAGTAAAAGCTACAGATCTATGGGAGAAGCGTGGGCTCAGCATCAATTCAAAGTAGATGAAGAGCGCTTTAAGATGGATGAATTAGAGGAGCGCGCTTTTAGAGATATGCTTATTACAGATAGAGAGTTCTGGCACTTCCGCATGATGGATGATGACTTTGATATTGAACTCTGGAATCCTGTAATGACATTCTACCACAAGTCACCAGAAGTAAGATATATTTCTCAAGGTAACTGGGTTGGTAAAGTAGAGATGATGACTGTAGCTGATGTTATTGATAAGTATGGTTATCTAATGACTCAAGAACAACTTGAGTCTCTTGAAGCTATTTATCCAGTAAGATCTGCAGGTTATCCTTTACAAGGATATCAAAATGATGGTAGTTACTATGATGCTACTAAGGGTCATGATTGGAATACTAACATGCCTTCTTTACAATACAGACAATTTGTATCCATGTATGATAACTTCATCTACAATGGTGGAGATATTGTTAACTGGGTAATGGGTGAGTCTGAAGACTACAAAGATATGGGTATGGCTTTCATGCTTAGAACAACTACAGCATATTGGAAGTCACAAAGAAAAGTAGGTCACCTTACTAAGGTAACTGAGTCAGGTGAAGTAATTGTAGATATAATAGATGAGGATTATAAGATTACTGATAAACCTATCTACAATACAGCATTATTTAAAAATAAGACTAAAGACAATCTTATTTTTGGAGAGCATATCGAGTGGATCTGGATCAATGAAGTTTGGGGAGGTGTAAAAATTGGTCCTAACCACCCATCCTTCTGGGGTATGAATAACCCAGGAGGTATTAATCCTATGTATCTTGGAATTGATCAAAACCGCATTGGTAAATTGAAATTCCAATTTAAAGGGGATAACACACTCTATGGTTGTAAATTACCTGTAGAGGGTTCAGTATTCTCTGATAGAAATACTAGATCTACTGCTATGGTAGATCTTATGAAACCATTCCAAATTGGATATAATATTGTCAACAATCAAATTGCTGACATCCTAGTAGATGAGTTGGGGACCGTAATTTTGTTGGATCAAAATGCGCTACCCCGACATTCTCTAGGTGAAGATTGGGGGAAAAACAATCTTGCCAAAGCTTATGTGGCAATGAAGAATTTCCAGATGTTACCATTGGATACAAGTATTACTAATACTGAAAATCCACTTGCTTTCCAGCATTTCCAGGTAATGAATCTTGAGCAGACTCAGCGTATGATGTCTAGGATTAATTTAGCTAACTACTTTAAGCAGCAGTGCTTTGAAGTAATTGGTATTACTCCACAAAGACTTGGTCAGCAAATTGGTCAAACTAATACAGCTACAGGAGTAGAGCAAGCTGTTGCAGGATCTTATGCACAAACAGAAATGTACTTTGTACAACACTCTGATTACTTAATGCCAAGAGTTCATCAAATGAGAACTGATCTTGCTCAGTATTATCATAGTAGAAAGCCTTCTTTGAGACTTCAATACATGACATCTCTTGATGAGAAGGTAAACTTTGAAATCAATGGTACTGATTTATTACTTAGAGATATCAATGTATTCTGTACTACTAAGGCAAATCACAGAGCTATGGTAGAGCAGATGAAACAATTGGCTCTTTCTAATAATACAGCAGGTGCAAGTATCTATGATCTAGGTAATATCATGACTTCAGAATCTATGGCTGAGCTTACACATACTCTTAAGAATATTGAAGAGAAAACTAATAAGCAAAGACAAGAGCAAATGCAGCATGAGCAGCAAATGCAACAAGCTCAGCTTGAACAACAAGCAAAAGAAAAGCAGCTTGAGCTTGATCATGAATCTATGGAGAAAGAAAAAGACCGCAGAGTTAGACTTCTTGAAGCAGAAATTAAAGCTGCAGGTTATGGTTCAATGCAAGACATTAACCAGAATTTGCAATCTGATTATGCAGATCAAATGGATGTTATTCGTAAATCCGATGAGTTTCAACAAGTTATGGGTCTGAAGCAACAGGTTCAATCTAACAAAGAGATGAATGCTAGAGAAAAATTAGCAATTGAAAGAGAAAGAATTCAGGCTCAGAGAGATATGAAGAATACTGAGCTACAGATAGCTAAAGAGAACAAAAACAAGTATGATGTAGGTAAATCAAAAGAAAATAAACAGAAGAAAAAGTAAAGTTAGCTATCTAGTGGAAAATTTGTTTTAGCAACCTAAACTTAAAATGTTTATTTAAATATATTTGCTTATATTATAAATAAGTATTAGAGAATAAAACCAAAACCAATAACATGTCTGATACACAAACCAATACAGCAACTACCACTGTACAAGAGGTAGAAATGGATCTAGATAATCTTCTAGGTACACCTGGTGCAGAGAATGTAATGTTACCTGCAGCAGAAGACAAGAAACCAACATTATTTACACAACCAAGTGTAGATACTTCGTTCCTTGACAATGATGATGAAGATACTCCAGAAGAGGGTAAAACTCCAGCTCCTGCAGTAGTTAACAAAGCTCTTGACCAAATTGTCAACGAGGACATGGGTTTAGATGAATCTGATGAAGATGAGTCTAAAGCTAATTCTGGTAGACCTAAGATGTCAAAAGATGCTATGATTGAGCTTGCAAAGAAGCTTATTGATAAAGGACAACTTATTCCTTTTGATGATGATAAGCCTCTTGAAAAGTACTCAACTCAGGATTTTGAAGAGCTTTTTGAAGCTAACATGCAGGAAAGAGAGCGCAAGCTTAGAGAACAAACTCCAGTAGAGTTCTTTGAAGCTCTTCCTGAAGAACTTCAGTATGCTGCTAAATATGTAGCTGATGGTGGTGCAGATCTTAAAGGACTCTTTAGAGTTCTTGCTCAAGTAGAAGAAACAAGACAACTTGACCCTTCTACTGAAGATGGACAAGAAACCATTGTAAGATCTTACCTACAAGCTACAAACTTTGGTACAGCTGAAGAGATTGAAGAAGAGATTGAAGCTTGGAAAGATAGAGGGGATCTTGAGTCAAAAGCTAATAAGTTTAAGCCAAAGTTGGATGCTATGCAAGAGCAGGTAGTTCAACAGAGATTAGCTCAACAAGAGAACCTGCGTAAGCAGCAACAAGCTCAGGCTCAAGCTTATATGGAGAATGTGTACAATACACTTGCTCCAGGAGAGCTTAATGGACTTAAGGTAGATAAGAAAGTACAAAGCATGCTTTATACTGGTCTTGTTCAACCTAACTATCCTTCAGTGAGTGGAAGACCTACTAATATGCTAGGTCACCTTTTAGAGAAGTATCAATATGTAGAACCTAGACATGATCTTATTGCAGAAGCACTTTGGCTTCTTGCAGATCCTGATGGGTACAAAGCTAAAGTAAGAGAGATTGCTGTTAAAGACACAGTAGCTAAAACAGTAAGACAACTCAAGACTGAGCAAGCAAGTAAGAATGTATCTTCTGTTGTTGATGATAATGATGAACCAAGAAAAACATCACCTCAAAGACTTCAGAGAGCACAGAATAGTTTTTTCAAACGCTAATTAACAATTAATCAATCAATCAATTAACCTAAATTAAAACAAATGGCAACTCCAGTTTTAAATAATGGTATCTTCCTGCGCGATACCAATTATCAAGCTAGTTCACATGTGGATTCTTACCACTTGGTGAATATGCTTAAGAATGCAGAACCAATGGACTTGGGTCCAGTGGATATTTGGGCTATGGCTCAAAAAGTAGAAATGCCTCTTTACCAGCTTTCTAGCTTTGGTGGTAAAAACATCATCATGGTAGACAATGCTCGTGGTGAGTATAAGTGGCAGACTCCTGTATCTCAGGATCTTCCTTATATCATTGAGGATATTGAACCAAACAATACTAACAAAGGTATTGATGGTACTACTTTCAAAATCAAAATCAACCGTAGAGAATTTGGACATGGTGATATCATCACTTATGACAAGTACAATGGTTGTGAAATGTACATCACTGCTGATGATATTCTTCCTATGGGAGATGGTTTCATCTACACTGTGCAATTGGTAAACAATGACAACTACAAGTTCTTGGAT